CCTTGATGGCACTATGGACTGTACCTGCAGGTTATACAGCATATTTGTTTCAGATAGATACAACAGCATTTACAATACAGAACAATAAAGTTGCTACCATAAGAATGATTACACGAGAATTGAATGGTGTATTCCGTACCCAACAGAAGTTTGATTTATTTGAAGGCTCGTATCATCAAGATATTACTTGCCCACAGCCAATACCTGAGAAAACAGATATTGAGTTTCGTGCTATAGCAGATAGTTCAAATGCCGATTTAAGAGTTTCAACAACTTTTGATATTATATATATAGAGAATTAGAATGGATGCTAAAAATCGTACTGTTGCTCGTGAACTTACTACAGGTAATGGTGACATATATACTGTTCCAGATAACTATGAAGCAGAAGTGTACAGTATCTTTATAAGCAACGCTAGTTCATCTAATGTTACTTTCAGCTTAGATTGGTATGATAGCCAAACAACAACTTTTTTTACTATTGCTGAAACAGTAGAACTGCTAGGTAATTCAATGCTTCAAATAAACAGCGAACCGTTTTGGTTATACAAAGGAGATAAGTTAAGAGGATTAGCAAGTGCAGGTAGTGCAGTAACAGTGTCTGTTCGTGTAAAAGAATCCTATATACCACAGAGGAATTAAAACATGTTAGCAGAACTAGCTGCAGCAAACGCTGCTTTCAATGTTATAAAACAATTCGTGTCCAACGGAAAAGAATTGAGTGGATGTGCAAAACATATAAGTGATTTTGTATTCTCTAAAGAAGCACTAGAAAAGAAAGCAAATAAAAAGAAAGCCAAAGGTGTAGGTGGTTCAGACTTAGAAGAGTTCATGGCTCTTGAGCAGATAAAAGAAAAAGAAGAAGAACTCAAGAAGATGATGATTTACTTAGGCAGACCCGGATTATGGCAAGATTGGCAAGCCTTTCAAGCTGAAGCACGTAAGTCTAGACGTTATCAAGAAAAGATGGCAGAGAAGCGTCAACAAGAATTAATGGAATATGTAGGCTACGGAATAGCATTTATAGTTGTCATATTCTTTGCAGGACTACTAGCGTGGGCTGCAGGTAAATGGGTAGGAAGATTTTGAGTCCTTGTGTAGGCATCTGTAAGTTACAAGGAAATATCTGTATAGGATGCTTTAGAACAATAGAACAAATAAAGGAAGCATATGAGAGCACCACAAAAATCTCTAGTAAACTGGACAAGACAAAAGTGGACAACTAAAAGTGGGAAGCCTAGTACACAAGGGTCAAAAGCTACAGGTGAACGTTATTTACCTGAGAAAGCAATTAAGGCTCTTTCTAGTGCAGAATACGCCGCCAGTACGGCTGCTAAACGAAAAGCAACTAGAGCAGGTAGACAAGTATCTCAACAGCCCAAAAAGATTGCTACAAAAACGGCGAGATTTAGATGAGAAAATACGAGCTATATCTAAAATTAGCGAAGCCCTTCCAGAAGGTAGGAAACTATCTAATGCTAAAACACGTAAAAGCTCTGAGACAGTGGCAAGCAAAACAAAAAGTTAGACAGGAAAGACTTTAGTGGAAAAAGATAAAAAAATAGTTAATATAGATATAGGCTCTAATAGTTTTGAATTAGCTTTAAGAATACTAGGTAATGAATTTGTAGCTATAAAGATAGGCTCAACAAACTTCTCAGGTAAACTAATAGCAGGTGGAATACTATTATTATTTTTTACTTTAGTTCTATTAGAAGGCTTTGGTTTAAATGAGATTTTAATACAATGACAGTTGAGACATTTCTAAAATGGAAGATACTACCAAGACTAATGATGCTTGCTAGTACAGTAATGTCATGGAGATGTGCTGAATGGTTTATGGAATTAGATTCCCCTACAGCAGCTCAATCAGCTTTCGTGTCAGTAGTTATGGGTGTGATGACAGGTGTCTTTGGCATTTGGATGGGTCACGAACATAAAGGAGATAATAATGTTAACAGCGTTGATAGGACCAATCGCAAATCTCGCTAGTTCTTGGATGGACAGCAAGGTTGAGAAGGTTAAGGCTGAAGGACAGGCAAAGGTCGCACAAGCGAAAGCGAAAGCAGTTGTAGCTGAAAAGGTAGCTACAGGCGAAGTTGAATGGGAAAAGTCTATGGCAGATGCCACAGATAATTCATGGAAAGACGAATTTGCCTTGACAGTTTTACTTTTACCTGCTATACTAGTGTTCATTCCTAGCATGACAGAATATGTAAGAACAGGGTTTGAGGTATTGAATACATTACCTGAGTGGTATCAATATCTTTTGTTTATAGCAATTAGTGCATCTTTTGGTATCAAGGGTGCAGGACAAGCTATGAAGATTATGGGGAAGAAATAATGTCAAACATAATTGAAACAAACTTCGGCACATTAATTAATCCTGCTAGAGTAGCCAACGGTAGTGCTTCTAGTATTATAAAACAAGGTGCTTTCTACACATTTTCTCTCAAGATAAGTAATGATGATATTCGTGAATACTCTTTTACTAACAGACAAAGAGCAGAGAATATGCGAAAGATTTTAGTAAGTCACCTAGAGCACATGATTAGTACAACCTCAAGGAAAGTAAGTAATTAATGAATTTAATAAAACTACAGAATGAAATAGCAGATGATGAAGGTGTTAAGTATGAAATATACAAATGTTCAGAAGGATATCCTACAGGGGGTATTGGACATCTAATTACCGAATGGGATGAAGAATACTATGAAAAGCCTATAGGCACGAAAATTCCAAACGAACAAGTTGATGATTGGTTTGCGAAAGACATAGAAACAACTATAAAAGATTGTAACCTATTGTTTTCGCAATTTGATAATCTGCCTGAAGACATACAACATGTATTAGCTAATATGTGTTTTCAATTAGGCAGACCTCGTTTATCCAAATTTAAAAATATGATTGCTGCTGTAGAAGATTTGGATTGGGCGAGAATGGCAGACGAAATGCAAGACAGCAGATGGTTTCGTCAAACAACTAATAGAGCACAGCGTTTAATAGACCGTGTTGAAAAACAGATAGTCAAGGAAATACCCGCATGAGTAGAGAACTTACTGAAAGACAGCAGAAATTTTTAGCTGTTCTATTTGACGAAGCAGGTGGTGATGTAGTAGCAGCTAAGAAATTAGCAGGTTATTCTGAAAGCTCTAGTACTACAGATATCGTTAAATCGCTGAAAGATGAGATTCTAGAGGCTACACAGCTTTTTATGAGTAGGAATGCACCTAAAGCAGCAATGGCTATGGTAGGAGGCTTATATGACCCTACAGAGCTAGGTATTAGAGATAAGATGGCAGCAGCAAAAGAATTACTAGATAGAACAGGTTTAGTAAAGACTGAAAAGATGCAAGTAGAAAGCACAGGTGGTGTTATGCTCTTGCCACCGAAGAACGATGGATAGAAGTGTAGGTAAGTGGAAGCTACCACAACCAACAGATTTAAAAGATGAAGAACAAAAAGAATGGGTGCAGATACCTAGAATAGCTAGAACTGTTCCTTTTGGATATAAAATAAATGAAGAAGACCCTGATTTACTTGACCCAATACCCTATGAACTTGAAGCTATAGAAATAGCAAGAAAGTATGTAAAACAGTATTCTTATCGTGAAGTAGCTAATTGGTTGACTACAAAAACAAACAGAGTTATTTCACACGTTGGGTTAAGGAAAAGGTTAATGCATGAGCAACAACGTAAGAACAAAGCTAGAACTCTTAGAAAATGGTCCGAGTATGCCGAGAAAGCAATCCAAAAAGCGAAAGAGATTGAAGAAGGCAGAACAGGAGCAAAAGCCTAAAATACAAGAAATTGCAGATGTAGAAGCAGTACCTGTAGAAGAACAGAATATAATCTTCAAGCCAAACGCAGGACCACAGACAGAGTTTCTTGCTGCAGGTGAAAGAGAAGTGTTATATGGTGGTTCAGCAGGAGGTGGTAAATCATATGCCATGCTTGCAGACCCTTTACGTTACATGGGTCATCCATCATTTAGTGGGTTGCTACTGCGACACACAACCGAAGAACTTAGAGAACTTATATTTAAATCTAAGGAAATGTATCCTCAAATATGGAAGGGTATTAAGTGGTCAGAAAGAAAGATGCAATGGGAAGCACCATCAGGTGCAAGATTATGG